TTATTTCTAAAACTGTCATTAATCTACCATCGCTTTAACTTCAACATAAACAGCTTCTGAAGCTGATGTTATCATATCAAAATCATTTAAATTGTCAATATTAGTTCCAAATGGATATGTTAAAACTATTGATTGATCTGGATATAAAGAAATAAATCCATTAGCAGCTGCTCCACCAACTCCTATCATAACTTTTGTAGTAGCTGTGCTAGCTGTTGTTTTAGCAGCGTTTTGGTATCCACTATGTTTAATCCATATTAATAATGGATTTGCTAAAGATTCCATAGCTGTTTCGCCAGTAGCAGCCGCTACGCTACTTTCATCTGTCCATGTTTGATTGTCATCAGAATCAATTTCAAAATCACTTAAACTTCCCAAACCAGTAGCTAATGATTCATTAGTAGATACATCAGCTTGGGGAGCGTCGTTAGCAGTAGCATGTCTGTGATATACAGAAGCATTTGTTCCTACTTTTATTCTTGTTGAGGCCATTTATTATCTCCTTTGAGATTGTTGAGAAGCTATTGTAGCAGATATAATTTGAGAATGATTTTGAATATATTGTTGGACCTCAGACTGAGCCCATTTATAATACTTGTCAGATTCTCTTTCATAATGTTGTATGTTTTGAACTTCATTAGCTTTCTTGTTAATTGTGTATTGATAATCTTGTAATTCTTGAGCATATCTTTGCAATTCTTTAGAATCTTTAGAATCAGATAATTGAGAATTTTGTATAGAAATTTGCAATTGAGCTTGATATTCTGTGTTGTCTTTATTGAATTGATTTAATTCGTTTTGAATATCTGTATTATATTTTTGCACACTCATAGCATTTTCTTGTTGCCATTCATTAATTTGATTAGAATTGTTTTGTATAATACTACTTACTTCTGCTTGATACGCTTGAATATCTGTGCTGTATTGATTAATTAAAGAAGAATCACCAGTGTTTGCTTGTTGAGCATCTTGTAATGCAATTTGAAGCTTTGCTTGGTACTCTACATTTTCTTTATTAAAGTTTGATTGAGACTCGTTTAACCTAGCTTGATAATCTGATATTTGAGATTGTATAGCTTGTACCCTAGATGCTAACATTTCAGAATCTTCTTCTGTGTTTATCCAATTTTCTACATCAGACCAATTAGGAGCTTGCATAACTGGAGGTACATAACTAGGAGCAGTTTCAGAAAAACTTACCACAGCTCCACCAGTTGTTGATGTGTTGGCATTTATAATTGGAGAAATTGGTTTTGATGGTAATGTCCAAGACAATGTAGGAAAAGTTGTTAATGATAAAGTAGGTTTAACATAAGTAGGAGCACTTGTACTAAAACTTACAGATTGATCACTTAAATTAGGTGTAACCGGAGGAAGTATAGAACTCCAAGAAGGAAGATTATCAGATGCTAATTTTGAAAATTCTTTTGAAACTGCAAAATTAACAACTGCATTTCTTAAATCAGAATTATCATCTATTTTTGAAAAATCAATATATTCTGCAATAGCAGTTTCAGAACCTGTGGGATCTGGTTTTACTATTATTGTATTTGCAGATGCTTTATAATATTTAGGAAATGTTGATGTTGCTAATTTTAAACTAGATGTATTAGCGATAAAACCCCTGTCTTCAATTGGAACTTCTTCAGCTTCAAAATCATTTCTTCTTACTGAAATTACATTATCAACCCTAGCTCCATCTGGTAAGGTAATTGTAGTTGGACTAGTATCTCCCCCGTGAGTTCCAGAAATAGTATCGCTAGTAGCCCATTTTAATAATTCTTTAGGTATTGTAGAAGAAACAAGTTTTTGTGCAGAAATAATAAATTGATTATCTGCGTCAGCTACTCCAGTTATGTTTTCTATATCTAATTCTATATTGGTAGTTGCCATGTATTTCCTTTTATACATGGGGAGCCGAAGCCCCCCACATATTGTTTATTTAGTGGTTATACTGCTTTGACTACTATAACACTTAAAGTGCATGAGCCTAAATCAACAGCTCCACCAGTATTGTTAGCTAAGATAGCTGTCACAGTATCAGCAGCTGTTACTTGAGCATCTAATACTAAGTCTGCAATATCGATACTTAGACTTGATAATACAAAATCACCAAGTTCTGCTCCAGTTACAGTTAACTCTTTTGCTTCTTCATTACCATCGGCAATTGAACTAGCATCCCAGGTTGTAGAACCCGTAAGAGAATCGCTGAACCTTTCGAGACTGTCGCCATCTTTGTTCTGACCATATAAAGGTATTCCCATTGTTTACCTCCTATTTCCAGACTGCGTGGGCTTCTGGCATTTGCCATTCCATCCCAGCTTCTGTTTGGATTAAGTCAACCCTTCGGTCAACACCACTATTCTCAAGAGTTTGAACTCCTACATAAACTGCAGTATCACGATTTAGTCCATTACCAACTAATGGTCGGTATGCACAATACTTCATGTTTACTCCAATTATTTTAATTTGAGTTCCATCTAGGTGAATATTACGAGCCACATTCATAACTCCATAAGGAGTATAGATTTGCGTAATATCTACACCAAAGACATTCTTGCGATTTCCAATGTTAAATTGAGCGCCTGCACCGTATTTGTTTGTATTACCTAAATCGGTCTTTTTAACATTTGCAGTGAAGTATCCACTCAATTTGTGTAACCAATTATATGTTGCAGTTGAACACATAAATAAAGTTGCACTTGCATTGTTGTATCGAGGATCTAGAAAGTTACTCATGTCATCTAAGAAATCATCTTGAGACTTTGTACCAGTTCCCCCTATACCAGAACCATCAAAAATATTACCATAATTAGTAATAAAATCAACAGCACCTTCAGTATAGTTGATACCATCTACAGTTCCTTGAGAACCAAATAATAATGATGTCTCAATGTCGAACTTATGTTCAATCAACTTTTCACGCCAGATTCTAGCAAACTCATTTGGTTCATACTTTAGAACGGTTGCACGAGTTGTGTTATCCATTGCCATAGCAGTTTTCCAAATTTGAGTTAAACCAAATCCAGTTGAGAAAGGTTGGTCTTTCCAAGTTTCTGGGTATCCAGTTCCTTGTCCATGAGCGGAACCTACAACATATGCACGAGCGCTTTCTAGCACTCCAGAGATTGACTTATCAGCAACAACTTCATCACCAGCGCTATCGCCAGAAGGACTAAAATTGTTTGTATGCCAACCTGCAAATTCACCACATGTTGAGGATGCTTTTGCAACTGTTCCACTAATTAGAACAGCTTCTTTACTGTCTTTACTCAAGGAATCAGTTACAGATTCTATTTTTAAAAGAATGTAATCTTTTCCCCAGTTAGAACCATCAGTTGCATCACTCATAGGAACTTTTACTACTTGCCCCGGTAGGAAGAAAGCAGGTCTAGTTCCAGTAGCTCCAACATTCCATCCGTTAGTTGTGTTACCATAAACATTTTGTAGATTACCACCTGATTTATAATCGGTAGCCATATACAATTTTACAGTGTCGCCTTGGGCTACAGAAGTTCCAGTTCCTCCATCGTTAGTAGCAATTATTTCGGAATCATCAAAATAATCAGCATTGGAAGCATTTATAGCTCCAATTACATAGGCATATCTTTTATGATACGAACCTCTACGCTCTGTGAATTTAAATTCTGGATCGTCTGTAGGTTTTTTAGCAACTTTAGATACAAATCTGAAGAAAGGGTCTTGAGCAATATTCAGTTCAGAAACCCGATCCCCAAAATTATATTTTCTTCTAAGGTCACCAGTGTCTTTTGAGGTACCATCGGAATGATAACTTGCCGTATCCGAATAAGTACCTAAGCTAAATACATCAGCCATTTGTTTACCTCATAATTAAGGGTTAATGGCTTAGGGTATTTACATACCGAAAGCCTCTTCTAGTTCGTTTGTCGAACCCAGAATGGCATCAAAGACTGAATCTTCAGCAGATTTTTCAACCGGAACACTTCCTTGAGTAGCAAGAGTACCTGGCTGGTTTTGGACTTCTTTCATTTTGTTGTGAAGTTCTTGTCTGGTGTTGTCGGCTATTTTCGTATCCCTGTTTTTACGATTCATAAGGTAATAAATATCATCTAATTCAAGAGATTTAGACTTTGCAAATTCTACAAAAGTTGACCATTCTTCATCGTTCATTTGATGTTTTTGACGAAAATTAGTTTCTTTTGCAAGTTTTTGATTTTCAACTTGTTGCCCTTGTAAAGCATTGTTCAACCTTCTTTGGACTACTCCATCGATAGTTGCTCCTAATACTCTAGCAGAATCAGATTCAGGTTTTGAAAAAGCCTCATCAGCGTCGAACACAAAGTCCTCATCTAGATTCAACTTTTCAGTCATTGTTTGCGGGGTTTGACCTCCACCCTCAAAATAATTCCGTACATGTTGAATTAAATTGGGGTCTTCTCGCATAGCATCAAGTACTGGCATATAAGGTTCTAATTCGGAAAGTTTTCCGCTTAACCTTTTAGCTTCTCTACTTGAATCGCTATACCTTTTCTGCAAATTCTCTACATTCACATCTGTAGGAACTTGATTCTGAACTTCTGCATTGGGGCTCGTTAGCGTGTTATCGCTTTGATTCGAGGTTGGTTGCGAAGGTTCGTCTATGATTGCGCCATTAACTTGATTGTCTAGTTCTTCAAAAAAACTATCACCATCCATGTTAACAACATCGTTTTGTACGTTTTTGCTTTCGGGGGCCTTATTGGCGTTGCCTACTTGTTCTGACATACTATCTCCTATTTTAGAGTTTTATTAAATTAATAAACATTCTACTTACTGTTCAAGATTATTCTTCTTTATTTTTTGAAACATCTTGTTTGGTAGATTGAATGTCCATTTTCATTTGATCTTTCATTTTATCAAATTCTACTTTCATCATCCCTCTTAAAAGTTTTTGTTGAGCTTCAGTTTGAAGAACGTCTTTTCTTATTTCATTAGAAGCATCTCCAACTTTCATTTTAATACCAGCTTGCACTAATTGTCTTTGTAATGTTTCTATTGTTCCATCTTTATCTTTCATAGCTTCTTGCAAAGATTGTAATTGTCCTTGCAATTGAGAATATAAAGATTTTCTTTCAACAATTTGTTTTTTATTTCTTATATCTGTTTCAGCTATCATAGCTATATCGTCTATTAATCCAGCTTGGAACCATTTAAAATATTCTTCTAACAAAGCCCATCTGTTAACTGGCATTGTAGCTCCGGCTACAACCCTAACATCAAATCTTGCACTTGCATAATCTTTAAATTTTCCAATAACATCTCCAAAATCATTGTACAATTGTATGTTAATTCTTATTTCTTTTTCTTGCTCTTGTGGAGTTTGACCAGCTTCTGGTTGAACAATTCTAAATACTTTTTCTATAGTGTAATGACTTTGAGCTCTCATTTGAAAACATCTTCCCAAATGTTCTAAAGCAGGTTCTACTACACTTCCCATCCAAGCTTTTAATCTTCTAGTTCCAAATTCATCATTAGCAAGAAGACCTCTGTATGTTTCAGATTGTTCTTGTGTAAAACCCATCATAGCAGAGGGGACTCCACTAATATACTCTGCGTCTGATTTGCCTTCTTGTACAACTGTATAAAAAGCATTATTTATTGGAGCTGGAAGTATTGGAGTTGGAGTTGCAAATCCTTGTCTATACTTTAATAATGCACCTGGAGCGGATGAATATTTTTCCCATTCTTCTTCTGGTACTGCACCTTCTTCATACATCCATCTAAGATTAGATGCTAAATTAGCATTGTGAAGCATAATTTGATGTGCTTTATTTATTTCTTGTTGTTTTCCTATTAATGGAGTAACTGCACTCATTGGAAACGGAGTTCCTGTGTACATATATGGAATAGGAACAATTGGATATTCTTGTATAGGTAATGTGTATTCATATAAAAACACATCATCGCCAGCACTGCAAGTTTGTATAATTCTATTTTCATAAAATTTAATAGCATCAACAATGTTTACTTTTGCATCTTCACTTTGTTTAAGAATTTTATAATCAGAAGCGCTCATTACTTGTTGTTTAATTACAGTAGCAGCTTCTTGAGCTTCTGACATTAATTGCATTTCTTTTTCTTTAATAGCTTGAGCAGCCATTTCTTCAGAATTTTTAGATTGCAATTGAGCTCTTTCTGGAATAATCTCACCAGATTCAACAGCTTGTTGTATTTGCATTTGTTTTTCTATAAGACCAACTTCTATTTCTTGTTTAAAATTTTCTAATTCTTTTTCAACTTGATCTTTTATTAAATCCATTTCAATTGCAGTTGGAACTACTCTCAAATAAACATTATAGTATTCAAATTTTTTCTTACTATAAGTTTCATAATATGCAATTATATCTTCATCTTCAGCTTCTAAACTAATACCCATTGTAATATCTTCAGGTTGTATAGACTCACCTAAATCAACATCTCTTTCAGAATAAGAAACTACATCTGTATTTCTTGTTACTTTTTTAATTTTAGTAGCAAATTGAGGTAACATATTAATAAGTCTAGATCTTGATATGTTTTTTCTAACTTGAATAAAGTTAGCATCTCTAAATAAAAAATCCCTACTAGCTGGATCTACAAATACATCATAAGGATCAAGTCTGCTAAATCTAACTTCACCCATTCCTCTATCAGCATCTTTATCTACATCAACAAGAAAATACCCAATTCCTTTTGTTAATGCATCTAATGCTATTTGACTATAAAGAGACTTTCCATTAGATAGATACCAACAATAATCAGCTATGTCTGAATGTACTTGAGCAACATCTACATCGTCTCCTGTGGCTCCAACTGCTTTCCATTTGGGATCATTAGCAGTTACAAAATATTTCATTATTTCTACAATAGGAGTAACCCTATTAATAGTAAATGTAGGCATACCAGATTCTTCTAGCTGGTCTTTTTCTTCTTTAGTTAATTGCTCATCAAGATAAAAATCATATCCTTTTTGAGAAATGGTTTGCCATCTTTGTCTATGGGAATTATTAGCTCTATCCCATAATTGTTTATTAATTTGAGCTTTGTTTTTTTTAGTAACCCTTGCCATAAAAAGGTATATACCCCCAACTTGTATTGTAAGATTCTAATTCTTCGTAAGATATTTTAATGTCTTTTCTCCAAACAACATCTAATTTTTTTCTTTTTTTTATTTTGCCATGAGGATATTCTCTATGATTTCCATAATACGCTCTATCGTAACCTAAAACAGGTTGCAAAACAATCATTCTTTTATTTCAAAATGAACTAAATCGTCAAAGTTATTATCTTTAGTGGTTCTTCTGTTTTGACTTAAACTAGAATCAGACCAATCGCCGCCCCATCGAATATTAATACCCATCTGAGAAGCTATGCCTAAAACAAATCCACCAAGATAATGAAAATCATCCCTAGCTTTCCAATCTATAGGATAAGGAGCTATATCTACAGCTTTTCCTTGAACATGTTTTCCAAACTTAGTTTTACTTTTACCTTGAGCAACTAATTCATTTTGCCTTTCTTGACTTCTTAATCCTTCTATAACTGTAATATCAAAATATTTACATACTTCATTTAATACATTTATAAGTCGAGAATCAACTCCTTTAAGTCTGGACTTTGATCTTTTACCTAATTTTGGCATTATTTAACTAACGGGTTTACGATTACGACCCAATCTAGGGTTTTTACTAGACATCATACTTTTAGGAGGTCCTTGCATCTGTTTTTTCTTAGGAGCTGATTTCTTTTTTGCACAGCTATAAGAACGACCTTGCCATGTAAAAGTACCACCTTTTCCTCCAGAACAATTTGCTTTAAAAGCAGATCTAAAAGAACCAGCTGATTTACTTTTTTGTTTGTATTTAGGATAGACACCAGCTTTTGTTAATTTAGATCCTTTATCGGCTAAGTCTTTTTTCTTTACTTTGGATTTAATGCCCATAGCTTTTTTCTTAGAAGCAACAGTTTCTTTAGCTCCAGTTATTCCTCTTTTTTTAGATTTTACACCTTCAGCAGTTTTAATTTTACCACCAACTTTTTTAAGCATCCTTCTACGTCTTCCTCTTTCACGACCAGCTTTAGTAAGATTTTCACCTATAACGTATTTGTCTTCTGATATTCTTTTTTTTCTGCGAGCTTTTATTTTTTTTAACATTTTATATCCTTTTTATTTAAGCTATTAACCAATTTTTTGCTTTTCTTTTTGGCTTAAACCATCTCTTTTTCTCTTTATCTTTTTTCATGTTTGGCGGAAAAGCATGAATTTGTGAATAATAAAGACTTTCAATTGTATCATCGTGAGCCATTTTCGGGCCGAAAGTAAGTATTTCGTTAATTAAATCAAACATATTTTTACGCAAATGCACTGTTCCGGTACTAAAACGGGCCGAAAGTCCACTATAAATGCGATTTCTTTTCTGTGCTCCGCCAGGTTTTTCTGGAATAACTGCAATATCGAACTTATTTAACCTTCTTCTTTCATCGTTTAATGCTTGAAATATACTTCTATTCATAGCAACATCTTCAACTGTAGAAGACATACAATTATATTTTTGATGTAATTCAAGTATCATATCTACGACACCTTTTTTACCAAGAATCTCTCCTGTGTCTGGATGTTTAGATCCGATAGTAGGAACACTTCTATGTCTTTCGTATTCTAATACATACAATTCATTATTAGAATCAATTGCAATTACAGTTATGACAGAAAAATCGCTGTGCTTAGTATCAATATCTGTTGCTGGGTCGCAACCAATGAATGTATTAACAGGAATATCATTCCCATCTTTAACAATATAATTAATGCCGTCTTCATGTTTATAATACCCTTCCCAATATCTAATGTGTTCTCTTCTCCATATCGCATCTTCTTCACTCATTACCTCCATCATATATTCTTGGAAGAACTTCTGAGGTTGCCCAGAGTCTTCATAGAATTTTTTCTTTTCTTTAATTTTTGATAACGGAAAAAAGGATTCCCATAAAGGAGTAGTTTCATCCAATAAAGCTTTATAAGTAATGACACGCCAAGAGAATTTTTTGCCATCTTTTTTAGCTTTGCTATAATTATTAATAAGATTATTAATAAAGGAATCATAATGTACAGGGGTGCCGTTAACACGAAGCCTACCAGTGTGAGGCTCGATAGCAGGATAGACCACAGCAGTAACGAGGTTAGCGTTTTTATCTCTCGCTTCCTTCGTGATTGTATTGGCTTCATGCTCGAAGTCGTCAAGTACAATGAGGTCGTATCGTTTATGCAATTTCGCCCCTCCTCTAATTCCTGCGACATTGCTCTTACTAATAAGTTTACATCCATTAGACAATTCTATATCTTCTTCTGTCCATTTTTTTCCTTTTAACGGCCCAAAATAATACTTAATTCTATCATTAAACTCTAGATGATGTTTAATGTAATCCATATTTCCTACACTTAATTTTTGAGTGGCAGATACCCAAGCATAAAAAAGAAAATTATCCTTTGAGGCAAACACAAAATCTTTAATAATAGATGCTTTAGTTAAAACTGTTTTACCATGTCCTCTAGGTATAATAATTGCAGTTTGTTTTACATTCCTATCGTCTATTGCATCGGCAACTTCATAATGAAAAAAAGGAGTTTCACTACGCATAAAATCATCTGGTAAAAATAATTTACCAAACGATATTAAATCTTTATGAGCTAATTGTAAAGCTTCTTCAGCTTTCGATATGTTCTGACTGTTTATATTTGCCATTAATACATCTCATAAATCTTTTTAATATTTTATTTGCCATATATAAATTACCATAATTTCGACTCATCATTAATAATGCTTGGCCTCTAATTAAGGATTCTTTTGCTTCTGTCATTTGTTTTTAGATGTTTTATTGCCTTTTAATTTATTATAATCTTGCCTAAGAAATGTTAAATAACCAGCTGCTTTTTCTGGATCAAATATTGTAGTAATTAACCTGCTGTCTGAATCTTCATATCTAGGATCTATAATTGTAACCGGACAATTAAATATATTTTTATCATCTAATCCAAGTTTATCAGCATAATTGTCAATCATTTTAAAAGAAGCTACTTGAATACCATGGCTAATTAATCCACTTGAAGGATCTTTTAATACTTGGTAACCAGATACATGAGTATGTCCACAAGTTAATATGTGGTCCCTCCACCCAGTTTGTATTGCCCTTGATACTCCATGAGCTGTATTCCAAATAGAATTACCTTTAAATGTGTGTCTTGCATTTATTCTTATTTGTTTTCCATTGGGAAACCTTAAATTCATTCTAGCTCCCCATCTTTCATATATTCCTCTATGGTCTCTCATTAAAAATTCTAAAGGATCTCCATCTCCAGACCAGACATCGTGATTACCAGCTACTAGATATATCCAACTTAGTTTAGAAACAAAATATTCAGTAAGTCTCCAAGATTCTTTTGCGCTTGTAGATTGTTGAGAGTACAAAGCAGCTAATCTTCCAACCCAGTTATTTTGTATGTCTCCAAGATTTCCTGCGAACATTCCTTCTGTATTATTAATAAGATCTGTATATGCAAGTATTTGAGATATATCAGTTCCATCATCATCTACATGAGGGTCTCCAAAATGAGCAATTCCTATTGGCCCATTCATATGAATATCGATATTTATTAATCCTTTTTTAGCTCTTGCACCTTTTTTTACTTCAAATTTTCTTTTTCTATGAGATATTAATTCATCTATAGGAAGGTCTTCTATCGCATCTTCGTATTTTTTTTCTACTTTAAATTTTGGTGGTTCTATAATATCTGGATTTAATGTTCTTGATCCGCATGAATAGCATTTCCATAATTGTTTTTTTGGTTTTGTAGCTCTGTATTTATACCCGTCTTTTCTTAATGCCCTTCCTTTGCATTTAGGACATCCAATGATAGCTCCATCATCATTTAGAGTATAATCATCTACTCCCATTAGTCTTCCTTTGGAGCTTCAATTTTTTTTCTTTCAGCTCCTTCTAATTGCTCTGGAGAAAATCCTTGAAATACTCCAAGTAATCCCATTTCTTTTTGTTTAACAGTGTTACCAGATGTACCAACTATTTTACCAAGTTCTTTGGTGGATTGTAATATTATATTATCATCTTCACTATATTCAGCAAGATTTTTTAATTTTCGCAATACAAACTCATGGTCTATACCCATGCTTTTTGCTACATCTAAAACCGATTTTTCTATTTCTTTCATTACCCTCTCCTGCTTTAACAATACAGTTGCTTTCTTTCTTGCTTTTTGGTCTGACATTTCTGCATATGCTTTTTTATAGGCATCGACAGCTCCCATACCAGTTACAACATTTACAGCAAATTCTTTTTCTTTATTAGTTGTTTTGGTTCTTTTATAAACTCTATTAGAAGTGTTCTTAATATTGGTAGAGAATGTATATCTGTTTGGATGATTATCAAAGTCTGTATCCATTTTTACATTTGGCCTATTAAGAAAACTTCCTACAACGGTTCTTACCCATCCTTTTGCAAATTTATAATTCTTTCTATCGTTAGGATGATTTACTTTTTTAGATACTTTAAGTAATTGTACAATTCTATCATCATCGCTATATACCCAATCGTTTTCATCTGAGTTTCTCCAATCGGGCCTTACAATTGTATTGGGGTGTGTTTCTTGAAATTCTTCTATATTGTCATAGACATAATGGTCTATGCCTTTAATCGTTCTTTTTTCCGCCAAAATAAATGTCTCTCTCTTGTTTCATTTCTGTTAATTGCATTAATAAATTGTCTATTAATGCGCTTACATCTTCATGTATCATATGTATATTGCCATCAATATCTATAGGAACCATTTTTTCATTTAAGTTTCCTAAAACATCTTCTTGTACCTTTAAAGGCAAATCTGATAATGATTCTATAAATTCATCCATTGTAATATCACTTCTTATTTTCATTTTTTATTTACACCTTATTTTCCCTGACCCTACCACCCTATAAAATTAATACATTAGTCAAGAGTTTCAAAGCTATTTGACCAAGTTATTATAGGAAAAAAATTGTAGGATTTTGATACTTAGCCTTTTTTACATTACCACCCCCTATTCGGGGGTTTTCGTATATACGATTTTAGTTATTTTTCATTTTTATAATTTTATAGTAATTAATTTAAATCAAAGGAGAAACAATGACTAACAAACTCGAGACAAGAGACGACTATATTGCATTAGCCGCAGACACTAGAGCAAAAGCTCTTCAGGCTTCTATCAAGGCACCTGTGAGGCGTGGGTATGTAATGGGAGTTTCAGTACAATCCAAGCGTGATATTATGAGCGCTCTTAGGACTGATCTTATTAATATTAATAGATGCTGTGTAGAAGCAGGATTCGATCCTATATTTATGGATGAAGATGAAGCGCCAGTGGAATTACCTAAGCCTGTTAAGTAGTAATTAGGGGATTAACTTCCCCTTTTTACACATTTACTACCATGTTGAAGTGATGATGATAACGCATATATTTATCTTATATTACATATCATAATTGCATTAACTTGGTCAATAACTGCATGAGGGCATTATATTGCTATAGTGAGTATTAAGTTACTTATAAATAACACTATGGTTATGGGACTCCGCATCTCCCAATAATGTCCTTGTGCTTAATTTAAAAATTGTGTTGTTGCAGATTACTCAACAATGTTAAAAACAAAATAACATAGAGACTAATCACCTCTGCACAGTTTAATTTAAATAAGGAAGGATAATTATATGACACCAATATATTTAGTAGCTGGAGTATTAGTAGTGTTACTTGTGCTAGATAATTTTAGTAAAGGTAGTATTATAAAAGTACAACGGCATGAAATAAATATCAGAGAAACTCAGATTGCTAGGTTGGAACATCAACTTAAAGAATCAGAGAAACAAATAACAGTCTTACAATGCAACAAATAAGGAGTAGATAACAATGAGACCCAGTAAATCAAATAAACAAAAAAAACGTAAGATAAATCAGCAATTAAAAGCTAACGGAAGAACTCCAAAACAAATTGCTAGAATTAAAAAAAAGAAAAGCATAAAAGGAGTAAATAATGCCGTCAACTAAATTACATGTCAAACCCAAAGATGATATTGTTATTAAACTAACACAATGTTTAGATAAGTATAAAAATTTTTATCAGAAAGAAAACTCTTCTATAGAAAGAAGTTTTGGAGATCTTGAAAAAAATAAACCTATAACTTATGGATGGATAATGGCATTGAAATGGGTATTGGGATATGATGAATTACATAAAGTAGATAATGAAGATGGAATTACTATGCATACAGATGATGAATATGAACCTGATAATAATGAAATAGATATGTCCAAACTTTAAACAATTAAGGAAGTTTAGCATCCATTAGTACTTGTGGGATTGCACATAAAGGTCAGCCCTTTATCTTCCTTATAATCTTAAAAAACAAAAGGAGTTATAAATGGTAGAAGTAACTAGCAGGCTTGCATATAAACAAATCATAGAAGAAGGCACAGCCAAAACACAAAAACATAAAATATTTTGGGTTGTAGAAAATCATTTTAATATACATAACAAAGGTCTTTCTTTAAGGGAGATAGCATCAATGACAAATTATGATATTAATGCAGTTAGTGGTAGAGTTAATGATTTAAAGAAAGAAGGTTTACTTGAAACAGATGAAAAAAGATATTGTACTATTACTAAAAGATTGATTTCTCCAGTAATACCTGTATTAACAGTAGAAAAAGTTAAGCAAGAAGATATTGAAATAGAAGCTAACCAATTAATATTAGAAGGAGTTTAAAATGGGATTTGATTTAAATGGAGTAGATCCAATATCAATAAAAGGAGAATATTTTAGAGCAAATGTTTGGTGGTGGAGACCATTATGGAAATTTGTTTGTAATTATTCTGATGATATATTAAACGAAGAAGATAAAGAAAGAGGAACATGGAACGATTGGCATGAAATAACCAATAAAAAAGCTAATAAAATTGCTGATAGAATATATGATTTAGATAAAAAAGGTGAAATAAAGAAATATGAAAAAGAATATAAAAAAGAAATAGATAATCTGGAAGATGGTGCTTTTGAAAAAAATTACCCGTTTGAAAGAGATTTTGTAATAAAATTTGCCAGTTTCTGTGAAGAATCAGGCGGATTTAACATAGGATAAAAAAATGCCAGATATATTCGATATGATTAAAGACTCAAGACCTACAATGGAAGAGTTATTTTCTTGTGAACATGAAAACACAACATACCAACCAACGGAATACCATGAAACAGATGTTGGGATTGGAACAATAATAGACATTTCTGTTCACGAATCATATACTTGTGATGATTGTGGAGAAGAGTTAGATTTGCCAGAAAGATACGAAGATTAAAAAACATTAAATAGCTCGTTGCAATACCTACAACTACACACACTACAACCTTCCACATTGTAGCGAGTTATTTTATTAAAGGGCTGTGAAGCCAATAGTTATAAAACCGACTATGTGTGTCCTGCGATGCGTGGGTAAAAGCCGGATCAGCCCTTATTAGTTTACAAGGGATGGAAGAATCCGCAAGGACTTCAATGGAGTTTTCAGTCTTAGGGGTAATACTGGGTCCTCTCCATATGTTCATCCCTTGTTTTTATAATCTAAAAGCAAAGTGCCATTACTAAAAGTAAATTATCTCGTATGTTACTTTATGGATAAAAAATCAACAAATGAAATATCAAATGTTGGTTGGCTGAGGAGGAGGCTGCCTCGCTTTTAGATTTAAGTATTGATTATAAATTCAATTATTATTAAATTTAACATCATTTAGGAGAGAGATAAATGAACATTAAAAAAATATATGCAGATTTTCTTGTCTATAAAGAAAGTTTGAGAGAAAGAGATGAAAATGTATTTCATGCATCATCAGCAGGAAGTTGCTATAGAAAACAGATGTATTCTTATTACGGGTATCCTTCTGATTCTAAAGATGAACAATCATATAGATTATTAAGACTTGGAACTATATTTCATGAAGATATGGAAAGAGCTTTAGATTGGTATCGAGGTAAAGCTGAGAATATGTATAAAGAAATATACATAGAAGAAAAAATTGAATTAGAAGATTTTGATGTAGTTGGAACATTTGATGCAGGCGAAATGGATAATGGAAATTTTAATCTTTATGATTTTAAAACCGCAGCTGCTTATAAATGGACAACTAAATTTGGATTAAAGAAAAACAGAAACCCGACTACAGATACTAATTATAAATTACAATTAGGTACTTATGCTCTAGGAGTTTTAGATAGATACAATCCAGATAAAATAAATATGTTCTTAATATGGTATAATAAAAACACATCACAAATGAGAGAACAAATAGTAAGTAATGAATGGATTAAAAAAGCAAAAGTTTATTGGCATGAAATATATTACCTAAAGGAAGACCTTGAAGAAAATTTTGAAGATGAATTAATGCCAGAAATGACTTATGGTGTTCCTATGCAAGATTGGGAATGTAGATATTGTCAATTTTATAGTATATGTCCAAGTACATTAGCAGACAAAAAACCAAAATATTAATTAGGAGGCATAATGAAAGATAATAATAAAATAATTGCAGTTGATGAAGAAGTATTAGCTGCGAGTGATATAATAAAAAAAGCAATAACAAAAAAACACAATAAAGTGTCTAAAATTCCAACACCAAAACCATTTATTAAAAAGAAGAACGGAATGGATTATGTCGAAATTGGGTATATGAGAAAAATTGCAGATGATTATTTTCCAGGTTGGTCTTGGACAATACAAAGAACTGAAAATCTCGGAAGTGAAGCTTATGTTGTTCATGGTAGATTAAAATGGTACGATGAAGGTATTTGGAGAGAAGGTGATATGGTGGCAGCTCATAGAATACAAAAGAAAAGAGGCACTAATGAATTTGTTGATATAGGTAATGATATAAAAGCATCAAATACTGATTGTATGAAGAAAGCATTTCAAATGTTTATGAATATTGCAGACGATGTTTATCGTAATCAAATAGAAGACCTTACTTTAACAGATGAACAAAAGAATGATATACTTGTAATAGCAAGTGAAATTAGTGAAGATAAAATGACTCATATACATAATCTTATAAAAGATCAAGCAATACATAATGGAAATTATAATTCATCTAAAGCAAAACTAAAAAGAGAATTGGAGAGACATAATGAGAAGTCTAAATAATAATTATGGAGAAATTCATTCACTTCTTACCGAAGAAGAATGTTACACAATTGGCACTAATGATGGTAAAGAATTTAGAAGAGTAGTATATAAAGGTACTAAACTTTTAAATGGAAAGCCTATGATGGTATTTAAAACTGAAGACAATAGTAAGTTAACAATTAATCCATCATTTCACACTTTCACAATCGAAGAACAACCATTACCTCAACCAGAGGATTTTGGGATTAAACAATAAGGAGAGACAATGGGAAAAATATCTGCAAAAGATAGAGATGACCTAATTAAAAGTGGAGTCTTATCTAAAAAGGCTCTGTCAGCTATGAAAGATAAAAACCTAGTTGCTAAAAACAGAACAACTAGTCGTAGATTTATCAAAACTGCTGATGGGAGATATGTAGAACCTCAATTGTATTTTCGTGGAGCAAAAGGAGCTAAACCTTCTAAACAAATGGAAGAGTTTACAGCTGCTTACCACAAACTAAAAGAAAAGTACACAACAACAAAAACAGATAATAAATAGGAGTAAGAATGGCAAAAACACTAGATGCTGTATATAACCCTTCGGATAAGAAAGTATTTCTTCCGATAGAAGAAGGCAGTTATCCAGCTCACATAACATCTTTAACAACTAAAGAACTGAATACTAGAGCAGGTGAAGCTATAGTTGTCAATATGACATATAAAGTAGCACCTGAAGTTTTAGATATTAAACAGTTGTTATGGGAAATGGATGGATACGATTATCTAAAAGACAGCAGTGGAGATAAAATACCTGTGATGAATAAAGGTAAACAAGTATCAATGCCTTGCGAACACATGAAAGATAGAACGATGTATGATAATGGATTCTGGGTATTTACAGATACTTCATCAGCAAGTAAAAATGAAAGATACTTTGCTATGTTAGAAACTCTTAATATTGAATGTGAAGATAAAGATGGATTTAAGAAATTGATGCTTGTAGAAGAAGATGACGTAATAGGTAAACCAGTAATGATCAATGTTAAGAAACAGCAATATGTTACTAAAGAAACTAGGGACCTACCTGCTCACGAACAAGAAAAGAGAACAACTCATAAAGTTATGACTTTAAGTCCTTGGCCAGATGGCGAAGTTCTTACTGTTGAAGAACTAGATGATGATGTTCCTTTCTAAATAAACAAAAAAAGGGTTTTTATTACAAATAGTAGTGTAATTAAATTAGAGGCGAGGGTACTCGATATTTTGTATATCATCTCTCTCTCGTCTCTCCCTTACCCAAGCAGGACAGAGTACCCTCAAACTTTTAAGGAAGAGATATGCAAGAATCAACCGCATTAATAAGATTAACAAAATCAGAAATAGAATCTGTTATAAATGCTCTTCAATTTACTGAAGAAGCAGCTGAGCATTTTAATGCAGATAATATATTTACATATAAAATAAAACAAGATTTTATTAAAATAAGAAAAGATATAATAGATGGAGAAAAACAAAATGAAACCAAAAACAAAGTGGAAAAGAAAATTGAAACAAATCAACAAGATGACTGAAAAAGCATTAAAAGATAAACCAGAATGGAGACCTGTTAAAGGATTTACCTATTTAAAGGATGTTGCTGTTGGTGAATTAGTGAAAGCAGGTTTGGGTTTAAAAGCCGTTGTTCTAGATCATAACAGTTGCGCTACTGGTGTGTTGGTATTAAATGCTGATAGCCATAATCCAGATGATAGGCAGTTCTATTTAGGTAAACATAGATGGGGAAATGAAACAGAAGTTAAAGTAATAGGAGATTAAAATGATAACATCAAAACTACAAGAAGCTGAATTTGAAAGAGATAAATATGAAAAAGCTATAGATAAAATAATTGATATAATTTCTTGGGATCAATATGATGAAATTGAGAAATATGAACAAATAGTTGAATTTATTGATAAGTTTGTCTCTGGAGAACCTACAACTGCAGATGAATTTAACAAAGGTGACGATGTAGAATATAATTATGATAAAGAATAAACAGCCTACTTGGAAATTAAAAAAAAGCAGAGATGCTAAAATGGCTGATGATAGAATCAAATATTGTAGCAACTGCAAAAGATGTTGGGAGATATTGTCAATAGGAGACTTCACTAAAGAAGATAAGAATGTTAACTATTACAATGACTTCCCTACATATGGTAAACAAAAACAAACATGTTATAAATGTAAAGGAGAGACAAATGGGGAAATTAAAAGCACTCGTATCTGATCATGGATTAGATGAAGCTCAAGAAATTTTAGACAATTTAAGAATTTTAGCAAAGATGGAAAAGAAATACAGCATAAAAGAAATTAAAGAAGCTGTGGATATTGCTGTGGGAGATGACGGTCGTAGAAGTGAAGAAGTAATTGATATATTGACTACTGAGACATCATTTAAGAAAAT